ATCGCAATGCCAATCGTAATATTGATTTAATTTATATTTAGTAAACTGACAACTTTCTGTGTAATCAAATTGAAAATTCCAACCAGCATTTTTATTTGCTGTTTTTACAAAAGGCATTATTTCTTTATAAATCCAATTATCATTTAACCAAACTACGTCTGAATTTCTTTTATGTCTTAATTGTTTTAATTGATCTTTACTTAAATCTTTTACCTTATTAAATCCACCAGTTCTACCTATCATTTCATTTTGACGTAAAGAATATTTAATTACTTCATCACAAAATCGTGGAGATAAGGCATCTTTAAAATACCAATAATAATTTTCTAAGTTCATTTTAAATTTGGTCCTGTAATAAATAAAATTAATGTTTTTCTTTCACCTGATTTAACTGGAGTAACCCTATGTAAAATAGGTGATCTAAACATTACCATACTTCCAGGTTCATCAAAAAATTTAAAATGTCTCGGTTTTTTATTAACAAAAATATTGAACTTTCCTCCGGTATATTTTTTCTCAGAAATATTTATTACTACAGTATATTTTATATCCCAATCATCATTTTTTTCATTAGCATCTATATGCCAACCATATTCAGAATTTTTAGTGTAAGTGTTACAATGCACGTACCTTGTGTCTTCATAAGGATAAATGTTTAAATTATTAAAATTAATTTCGTTAGATGCATATATTTCTTTTAATAGTTTATCTAAATTATTTTTAAGGTGTTGATAAGCAACAAATTTTACTTTAGAAGTTTTTACTGCATCTGCTGGTTTATCTTTTATCTTGGTAGAATGTTTATTAATTATTTTATTAATTTTTTTTATATCTTTTTTAGATAACGCATCTGTCCAATTCCAAGTCAGCCACTTCATTATACTTTATCGTAAGTTATAGTATGTATAGTATTTAAAAAATCTTCATGTTTATTAGAAATAAAATACACACAGGTTGAGGGAAACAAGAGAAATTTATTATTTACTAAAGGCATATCCCAACTTCTACCTTTTTTTCTATTATCATCGTAGTATATTCTAACACTACAATTTTTTACATTTACTCCGTAAAGTAAAACATAATCAGGAGAGTTTTTTAAATCTACTTTATTTATTTCTAAAAGAAGTTCACTATTTTGAAGAGGAGTATACATGTCTCCCCAAAAATTTTTATTAACTAGTTCTATATCGTAATTAACTTTAATATGTTCTCTAACATATTTATTTAACATGTCCCAAGGTATAGAAAATTCAAAAGGTTTTCCTGTATATTTTGAAACAAACGTATCAATTACTAATACGTCTCTATTGATTTCAAAACCAGAAGGCATTGAAACGTCACCATAAATTAAATCAATTTCACTTAATACTTTCTTTTCCATAAGCTTTCTTGTTCTTTATACAGAACGTAACTAAAAGGTCAATAGAGAGGTAGGTCTACTAAATGATCTTTTAAAATCCAACCAGTAGTATTGTCGGCTTGATAAGCAGATTCGCTCCATTCATAAACCCATATTTTACTACCGTTATTATTTTGAACTTGTTCTTCTGCTGTTAATGTAGGTTTAGTTAAAGGAGCAACCCATACTCCGTTTGTAGTATCTTTTGTCCATGAGGCATGTGGTTGTGGACCAAAAAATTTCTCATTTGTTGCGTCCCAAGTCCAACCTATACCAGCCTTACCATGGCTATGTTCACTTTTGTTTGAACATGCTATCCATAAATTACTTGGCCAGTTATTATGTTTTTCTAAATAATATTTAGCCTGAGTTTCATCGTCTGGACAATTGTCATTAACTACTAATACTTCAAGAACTAAATTATTTTCTGATATTTTTGCAAAACTTCTATAAGACATAATTAATTACTGGTACTTGTATCTAATAATTACGATTCCAGATCCTCCTGCACTTCCTGTTTGAATAGCAGCTGGGCCAGCTGGTGTTCCGCCGGCGCCACCGCCGCCGCCAAGTCCGTCTGTTCCGGCTACAGAAACAGGTCCGGTATAACCAGCGCCTTTTCCGCCTCCGCCAGATCCACCGCCGCCGCCTGGATCTGCGGGTTGATTGAAAGATCCGCCGCCACCGCCACCTGCGTATGTAACAGGTGATCCTGTAATTGATGTTGCTGATCCAGAACCACCGGCACCGGAATAAGCTCCATATCCTCCACTTGAAGATGTGCTTCCCGCGGCGCCAATTCCGCCTCCGCCAGCACCAGCAAATTGTCCGGTGTTAACGGGTCCTGGGCCATTTGATCCTCCAGCGTTACCTTGAGAAGGAGTTGTTGGAGGAGTATTTCCTGCTCCTCCGGCACCTTGGTGTCCGCCTCCTGCTCCAGATCCTCCTGTGTTTTCATTTAATGAATTTCTTGATCCGCCTCCTGCAGAAGTTATAGATGAAAAAACTGAATCTGATCCTCTTGTACCATCTTGAGGTGATGGGTTTGAACCAACTCCTCCGTCACCGACTGTAATTGGATAAGCTTGTTCTGTAATTGTTAGACCTGACGTTGCTCCTTGAGGGGCTTTTGTGTAAGAGGGAGCAATATCTTGACCTTCTCTAAAGCCTCCAGCTCCAGCTCCGCCTCCGATTGAAGGGCCTCCGCCGCCACCACCACCAGCGATAACTAAATATGAAACTGTGTTAGGTCCTGCTCCAGGGTCACCCGGAAAGTCTGGTAAATTCCCAACTTTATCAACAGAAAAAGTTCCTGGTCCTGTAAATGAATGGATTTTATAATCTCCGCTAGTAGATTCTGATCCTCCACTTGCACATGTAAATTGAGGGAGTGGTCCACTTTCACCAGATCCAAATCCTAAAATTTGATAACCAAAACTTGCCATAATTTATCTCCTTACGCGTCGTTAGCTGCGTTTGTAGTGTAGAATATTTTAACTCCTAGAACTCTTGCTTCTCCAGTAAAAGTATCACTACCGTCAGCCGCATCTCTATATAATTGAAAAAAACATTGATCACCAGCTGCAGGAGATCCTGCAATAGTCATAGCACTACTTTCAGAAGAAATTTGAAGATCTTCAACTGTTCCTATTCCAGCATCTGTAACTTCTATTGCTGTACCATAAGCAACATCAATAGTGTCACTATCACTACATGCAACACCTTGTAATCCAAAAATACAGTCGCCTGTGTTTGTAGTAGAAGGAGACCAGTAAACTTGATAAGTTACTGTGCTGCCGTTCCATGATTTTGGCATGGCCACAGAAAATTGAGTGTATTGTGCTGTACTAGCATCAAAGTCAAATACTTTTAAATCTGGTCTTGTTGCTGTTGTTTCAACTAAAGCCGAGTCTGCTGGATTAGTTGTAGGTCCATACATTGCTGGAGAAGGTACCCACATAGTTTCTTTTCCTGAAACTTTAACTGCTGCTGTTCCTGATTTAAGAACACCAGATCCTTTAGGGTTTAAATTTATATCAACATTAGATTCATCACCTGTTGATGAAAGAGTTGGTCCATTACCTGCCGCTGCATTAGCTATCGTGAATTCATTTACCGCAGATCCTGTAGCTGTTATAAGAGCTAATTCAAGTCCATTGGTATCTAAAATAGAAGTTCCAATTTTAGGGCTTGTTAAAGTTTTGTTTGTTAAAGTCTGTGTTCCGGTTGTTGTGACGTCACCCATTCCAATATCAATAATATCTGGATCAGTACCGTCATTAGCACTTGCATAAATAGCTTTCCAACCTTTATCAGTTGTGGCCCAAGTAACAGTGCCTCCTGAACCAGAAACATATTTAAATTGAACTGTGTAGGCTCCACTTGTACTGTTTTTAATAAAATACCAGTTTTCTACATCAAGAGGAATTGTTACAATTTTATTTCCTGTAATTGCTTGTGCTGATACTGCACCTAATATTATAATTCTAGTTGCAAGAGTAGCACCTGTTGATCCATCTGAAACAGATAGTGTAGTTGTATTTGCACCTGCTCCAGCAGCATTTAAAGTTTGAACAACATATCCACTAGATATCTGTTCGCTAATTTGTAAATTAGTATTAGTTTTTGTTCCCCATGTACCGGCATTTTCACCGGTTGCCATTAATTCTACACCGAGAGGTGTGTATGTTGATGCCATAATTTTGTTCTCCTACGCTACATCTCTGTAACTTGTATTTGATCCAGTTGAAATATTACTATAAGATATATTAGATCCTGTGTCAATATTTGCATATGCAATTATTCCGCCCCCACTGGCCGTTGTCATATCAGCTACACTAGCAGTTGTTGATAATCCTGTCAAGCCCATAACCATTTCTGTAGGACTAATTGATCCTACACTTCCAGTTGTTGAAACTCCTGTTAAACCAACAGCCATTTCTGTAGGACTAATTGATCCTACACTTGCTGTAGTAGAGACTCCAGTTATATCAATTAATTCAACACTAGCAACAGTTAGAGATCCTACACTTCCCGTTGTTGAAACTCCTGATATGTCATACGTCATTGTATGATCTAACGATCCTACTGACGCAGTAACAGCTAAACTACCTAATCCTTGACTATGATCAGCTCCATTATTAACACTTAAAGTTCCTAGACCAGAACCAATGGCATCTAGACCACTAATTCCAAATATCATATCAAAAGTTACAGTAGGAGAGCCTACTGAAAAAGATGATGTAGAGACACCAGTAGGAACAATTATACTTTCAGGGTTAAAAGTAAATTCACCACCCCATTGTCCATTACCAAATGAATTTATTCCCCATCCATCTGGACCAAGATGTGAAGTTATAGATAAACCACTTAATGTGACATCAATTGCATCTTCACCCCATTGGTTTGATCCCCACGTATCTCTGCCCCAACCTTCCTCAGATTGTGCATACGCTAAATCTCCTAAAGAAGCTGTTATAGCGGTTGGTGCTGTTAGTGATTGAGTGATTGTATTAGAAGCCCAAGCATTATGTCCCCAGGCTACTGAAGGACTATCACCACCCCAAACTGATGCCATAAGGATTTCCTCCTTATGCTAGTCTCAATATTGCTGAACTAGAATCGTTAGTTGGAAACTGAATAGTAAAAGTTCCAGAAGAAACAGTTTTATCTCCACCAAATGCAATTATACAAACACTATCTGTAGTGGATGATCCACCATCTGTTGTTGTATTATAAATCATACATCCATTCGCTGTAAAAGAAGCTGAGCTCCATGATACATCTGAAAAATCTGTAAATGCAGTTGTTGAAGTTAATCCTACTCCTGTATTTGTTAAAGCGATTCCACCAGCACTGTAAGCACTGCCAGCAGTATTAGTAATTTCTGCCGTTGTAGAATAATCTGTGGTTGCTGCACCTATAGATGCAGAACTTGTAAACATTGCAAGTTTAAAACTACCTCCACCTGAAGATTCAAAACTATGCATACCTTGTAATAGTTCCTGTTTAAAACTTGAACAAACTGCTGATGTTATTGCCATAATTATCTCCTAATTTAAGGATTCGGAGACTCGATTGGAATACGAATTGTGCCATCCGTATAGTCATCTCGTCTTCTTCTCCCAATTTGCTCTGCAGCAAATTTCTGAACTACATTATTATACTTTTGTTCATACATTGTCAACATATCTATAGGGCCTTTTAAAAATCCATAAGCTTCTACAAGACAGGCATATAATAAGCCATTTGGAAAGTTCTTACTTATATAGGTTCCACTGGTATTTGTTACCAGACTAGTGGGCATAGCATTAAAATGAACTTGAAATGCATAAGTGGTGCTCGGAACAGGAGCAAACATATATTTGCCTGAAGTAGTATCAGTTGTTCCTGTTGCTCCACCAAATTGAGCATAATATTTAGGACTACCTGTATCTGTATTAGCAGATACATATTCATTTAAAAATGTCTGATCCTTTTTTTGTAACCAAACATTAGCCCCTGTAATAGCTGAAGTTGATGTATAAACCTGTATACCACG